AATTTGCGAAGTGCTTATGGCTGCTGGTGATTATGCTCGAGCGCATGGCCATCGATTGACTACTCATCCTGGTCCTTTTCATATATTAGGTAGTCCTAACGAAGAAGTAGTTGAGAATAGTATTATTAGTTTAGAACGACATTCTGAAATGTTTGATATGCTTGGTTACTCTCCTAGCTTTGAAAATAAAATTAATATTCATATTGGTGCTGCTTATAACGACAAGCATTCAACTACTAAACGTTGGATTGAAAACTATTATCGTTTATCTGAAGAATGTCGTGCTAGATTGGTTATAGAAAATGATGACAAGGCAGCTATGTACTCTGTTCGCGATTTATATGAAATGGTGCATATAGTTACTGAGATTCCTATTACTTTTGACTATTGGCATCATACTTTCAATACTGGTGATTTGACTGAAGCAGAAGCATTCTTTATGGCGCGCGAGACTTGGGACAAGCATGGTGTTACTCAATGCACTCATTACTCAGAGTCTAGACGCCGTGAGAATCAATTGCTTATCGAGCGAATGTTCAAGCATCATAATATTGATATGGCTAATATAGAAAAATGGCCGACATTTCATAAAGAATATAAAGCATTTAGCAAGATTAAAGAGCAAGCTCATGCAGATTATATTACTAAGCTTCCTAATACTTATAATGTAGATAATTTAGATATTGTTGTAGAAGCTAAGGCAAAAGAAATGGCTTTGCAGAATATAAATGTGCAATGCGTACAAAATACACCAATAATTACAGAATAACATATTTATTAATATAATGCAAACTATTAAAGTTACATATCAAGAAATTAAAATGGCTACTAGGCCTAATGTATACGTTAATAGAAAAAAATATACTAGAAAACCAAAACATAAAAACAAGGAGTTATAAAATGGCACAATATCGTTATAAAGCAAAAGTTACAGATGATCTACAAGATGCAACTGATATAGTTAAACAAGTAGGTAGAATGATCACAGAAGGTAAAACTGATGTTAATTCTGCAATAGATAATTTAAGAAGAGCAGTCAAAAAATTAGAATCAGCAAAATATTATATAAATCGTGAATAATGAATCGTTTTTTTCCGTATTTAACTTTAAGCATTGCGTTGCTATTAGCATCGATAGCAGCATATTATAGTGTATTTGGATTAAGCAAACTGTTTTCTTCGCAAGCAACAGCTGTTATTATAATGGCATCTGCATTGGAAACTGCAAAACTAATTACCGCATCTTATCTTCATAAATTTTGGAAACACGTTAAATGGTTATCAAAAGCTTATTTAATATCTGCATTAATTATTCTAATGGGTATAACATCATTAGGTATATATGGTTTCTTAGTATCAGCTTATCAAGAAACTGCCTATAACGTGCAAGAAGTAGATCAAAAGATTGCTTTACAACAAAATAAAAAAACTAGATTTGAATCACAATTAAAAACTATTTCTGCAGAAAAACAATCATTAAATAAAAATATTACAGAATTAACTACAGGTTTATCTAATAATAAAATACAAAAAAGAGATCGTAATGGTAATATTATTACTACAACATCTGGATCTACTAGAAGAGCTTTAGAACGACAATTGGATAATTCTATAAAATGAAGAGATACATTAGCAGTTAAAGAGTACGCATTAACAGACTCCGTTAGTAAAATAGATTTAAAAATATTAGATTTACAAACAAATTCAGATGCAGCTGCAGAAATAGGTCCACTTAAATATGTTGCCAAAATAACCGGTAAGGATATTGATAAAGTAGTTAATTGGTTTATTTTATTGTTTATTATTGTGTTTGATCCGCTAGCGGTTATATTATTAGTTTCAGCACAACATTCGTTTAAATTTAATAACAATAAAAATATATACGGTGAAACAAAAAATTATTTTCAACAAAGAAATAAAGCTATAAATAAAATTATTAATCAAAATCAAAATATGCAAAAACAAGAAGAACCAGAATTATCATTGCAAAAACAGCCTGATCAGATAATAGATCAAAAATTAGAAAAACCAGAAGAAAAAAAAGAAGAAAAAAAAATAATTCATAAATTTCCAAAAGTACATTCATGAAAATTAAAAACGTAAAAAGAACCGGATTTAAAAAAATGAAATGCAAATATTGCAATTTCGTATCACATAAAGTAGACTCTCGAGCGACTGCATATACATGTTGGAGATGCACATGCAAATTAGTAAATGGCGAAATATTGGAATTATCAAAATAATTATCTATTATTAAAATAAATGTTAGAAGCAGAACAAATAAAAGATAACTGGACTAAGTATCGAGAATTAGTTAATACATCATTTCCTACTAGAAAAACACAATTAAATAAATTATATGATGAATTTGAAGAACGGTTAATGTTTATGCCAGCTTCTTCCATGGCTCATTATCATAATGCATTTGCTGGTGGTTATGTAGATCACGTGCTTCGAGTAATAGATTGTGCAGAAACGTTATATGAAGTTTGGTTTCATCAAGGTGCTGATATGGCAGGATATACTAAAGAAGAATTATTATTCTCTGCTATGCATCATGATTTAGGTAAAACAGGCTTTCCAGGTCAAGGCAATGAAGTATATCAAACAGAGACTTCAGATTGGCATCGAAAAAATATGGGACGTCTTTATAAACATAATGAAAAGATTCCTTTTACAATGGTACCAGATTTATCGTTATTTTTGCTTCATAAGTATAACGTAAATATGTCGTGGAATGAATATCAAGCTATTAAAATACATGATGGTATTTATGATGATGCTAATAAACCATATTTTATTTCTAGATCAGCACAAGCCAAATTAAAAACTAATTTACCAGTTATTTTACATCATGCAGATCATATGGCTGCACAAATTGAATACGAACGATGGAGAAATCATAAGAATGGAACTCCTGTAAAAACTTCTGAAAAGTCAAAAACTACTAAATCTAATGCATTGAAAAATTTAGCAGAGTCTAATCCTGATATTAAAGAGTCTATTTCGGATATTTTTAGTTCATTTAAAGAAGATTAAATATTATGATATTATTAATTATTTTATGTATTATATTTGCAACAGTAGCTGTATATATGGGTTATAGAGCTTATATATTAGCAGGATTATTAGCAGATATAGAAGATTATTATATTGATGTTGAAAAGACTAATGTTTATATGTATGACAAAATAGAAAAATCATATAACAATATGAAACAAATTGACAGAATAGGAGCATTTGAATCAGAAGATGAATCAGGAACAACTTTTCAAATGTTAAAACAAGTTATTGATGAATTAAAAGGAGAATTTGATGGGCCGGAAGAAGAAAAAAAGTAATAGATATTGGACTAAAATAACAGAGCTATCTATTACAGCATATAATCAAACCGTAGATAATCCACATTTACGAGAACGGATATATAGAAGATTTGTATATCCAGCTCTCATGAAATTAGCTGAAAATCTTATTAATAAAATGAAACCAGCATATATACGGTCTAATTTTAAAGATTTGCAAACAGACCTTGTAACATATTTAACTGCTAGATTAGATAAATTTAATCCTGAAAATGGAAAGGCTTATTCATATTATACTAGATCGTCATTTAATTATTTAATTGCTGAAAATCAAAGAGCATATGTTAAATTAAAACAAAAATCTTCTACTATTGATATTGACGAAGATAGAAATATTTTAATTGAAATGCATAATGATGAAATGAAATTAACTTTGAAATATTTTATGGATGCATATATAGAATATTGTCAATGTAATCTTAATTTTATATTTAATAATCAAGCAGATATACATGTAGCCGATTCTGTTTTGCATATTTTTGAAACTAGAGAAACATTAGAAGAATTTAATAAAAAAGCATTATATGTATTTATACGCGAAAGAACAGGCTTGCAAACTAATAATATTACACGCGTAATAAAAATTTTAAAACAAATTTACGAAAATAAATTTAAAGAATACGAACAAACAGAATTCATAAAGTTGCCGTTTTAATATTTATAATTAAAATGCAATGTTATGGATAATCAAGAAGAATTATTTAAAGGAGTCTCATTTT